CTGCGAAGTATAAGCGTCCCAAAAATCGCGGTTAGTCTGCATGGCGTTGTTGAAGTCCTTTTCAGACATAGCGCCAAACAGCGTAGGTGTTGTTTCAGTTAGCGTTCTGGTGCGTATTCGATCAATTTCTTCGTACTGCTTCAGCAGTTCAGCGTCTCGCTTTTCTTGTTTCTTTTTCTCGGCATCTCGTATTTTTTCCTGCTCTGCTGCTAGCTTTTTGTTTTGCGAAATTTGGAATTTGTAATTTTCGCGCTGAATATTTTCACGCGCCTTTATTGCGCTTATGGAGTTACCTTCCTCCAATTCTATTTGTTTAGCTGTTGCGGTAAGCTGCCTAATTCTTTCGTCATGCAATTCTTTTTCGCTTGCGCCTCTTGCTTCTAAGCCAAGCAATTCTGTCTCATTGATGTATTCAACAAGGCCCTGCACTTCTTCAGCATAGGCCTTCATGCTCTTCATATTTTCCTCATGCTGCTTGGCCGCCTCGTTTCCAGCATTGGCCAAGTCAATAAGTTCCATCGCAAGGTACCCAACAGCCACGGCGGCAAGGCCTATGCCCGTGCTTGCCAATGCTGCCTTAAATCCGGTAAGCCCTGCGGTTGCTGTTCCGATGGATGGAATCAAAGCCTTAATAGCGCCGTCCAATCCAATCAGCGCGGCGATACCCTGAGACATTGCCATCATGCCCTGCAATTTGGCCATGGATTCCTGAGCATCTTCGGTGCTCATGCCCATCGCTACCAGCGCGCCCTTAACGCCTGCCATGACTTGCACCACCCCCTGAATAGCTTGCGCCGCGATTTGGAATTTACCTTCAATTGTGCCGGCCATAACCGCCTGCTGAAGGTCTTCCATCGCGTCCTTATTCTCCCTGGCAGCGGTCAAGGTTTGTCGCAAAGCGCCTTCGCCTGCCTTGCCCATCTGTTGATAAACGCCCGCAAGGTTTTGCAACGCGCGGCCCTGTTGGCGAAGTGTGCCAGCATTGGCAGCTTGGCTGGCAAATTTACTCGCGGCAGCGGCAAGGCGCTTCTGGTCGTCTTCCGCCATGTCGGCGGTTTTACTCAGGGCCGCCCGTGCTTCAGCAAGCCCTTTCTTCAGCGCTTCCGCATCGGCGCTAAGTACAATGTTGATTCCCCCGCCTTTACCTTTTGCCATCTTTAACGGTGGTAATTTACGTCAAATTCTGCGACAATGTAGTAAATCTGGTCATTCCCTGCCTCATCTTCTGGCAGGTGCGATTCGCCGATGTAGTCAATCTGCGCAACAGCTGTTCCGTTGTATGTGCCGGGGGTTTTGCGGTCGAGTGCGACACGAACCGCTTCCATAATGTCCTGCGCTTCGGTTGCTGTTTCCGCGTAGATGTTAATCTGAACGGTGCCAAAATCGAAGGTGCTTGCCCCGTCCAATGTGGGCACAGGGCGGTTGCTCACAAATTGGTGGGCAATGTATGGATAAATCGCGCCCTGTGTTGCACGCACGGGATAAATGCGCTGGCCGGTTAAGGCGGTTACACCTGCCGTGTTGCGCAAAATGTAATCGACAGCTTTAATTGCTTTGTTCATCGTCTTTTATCTTAGGCGGCAGTGTTGCCGGAAATCTTTTATCGTTTTGCATCGCTTTAGCCTTCGCTATTGTTTCCCGGCGCCTGTCTTCCAGTTCGTCAGGGAATATCAGCAGATCCAGCGGCGATATGCTTTTCTTTGACCACGGCTGGAGCAATACTGCTGCCATCCATCGGGTGCGATTCCAGGCTGCACGCTCGGTGTCGAACTGCTGCTTTCTCCATCCCTTCACCCGGTGATGCCAGTAGTCCGGGGTTGCATCGTGCCATTCCGCCTCTGTCATTCCCATTTGGCCATAGGCCATTTGGAAAAGATAATCCCACGTTAGGGGTTCGTCTGAACCCCCGGCTCGTTTCCCTCGTCGCCTCCGGTGTCGGTAGTGTCGGTGTTCAATCCAAGGCATTTCATAAAAGCCTCGGTAAAACATTCAACAGCCGGGCGCAATTCGGTCAAGCTTTCCACGGAATCAAGCATCAAATCCACGCTGTCAAAAACCGCTTTCTTGCCGTTGTTCTTCGCCTCGGTTTTCAGGCCGTACAAAGTCGCAACCGCTGACAATTCGATAACGTCTGCTGTGTCGGTGCTTTGCATGATTTGCAGCAGCCCTGCTGGCTCTGCTTTAAAGTGCTTTGCGATGGCGTAAATTGTTCCCAGACGATACTGGACCGTGTGCTGCTTGCCTGCGATGGTGATGTGTGCGCTGCTCATTTTTGCTTCAATTAAGGGGTGACAGTTCCTTGGGTGATAGTTCCAGTCATTTGCAAAGAGCACGTAAAGGTTGCCTCAGCGTTGTTGGGCGCGCTGAAATTTACGTTGGTGATAAATGCGCTCGATTCGTAGTAAGTATCGCCGCTGACCTGGCTTGACCAACGCACGGTGATGGCTGTGCCAGCCAGCGCATCGGTCACAAGGTCTGAAGGTGATACGAGCGAAGCGCCAATACTGCCGTCCTGTTCGAGTAGTCCTTCAAAATCAAAGGTGCCGCCCTTCTCGCCGGGGATAAATTCCTTGTATCCTCCGCTGTCTTTGTTGGTAGTTTCAATCATGTCAATGGAAATATCCACAGACGTGCTGCGACCATTGGCGATTTTGGTCATAGTGCTGCTCACAGACTTGTAAAGTCCAATCAGCGTGCCGTTCATCAATCCGGTAGTTGGCATATAATTTTATTTATTTGTTTTTGGGTTTTTTATAATATTTTCCAGACCTTTTTTAATTCCTTCAGTTACCGCGTTCTGGTTGATTTCCAAAGCCATCTGCATGAATTTATTAGCGCGGCGCTTTCCAGTGCGGCTGTCGGTCTGAATGATGTTGCCGTATTTGCCAGGGTTGTTTTTTGCTGATTTATTTTTGGTTGCCTTGATGCCTATCAGGGCCACGTTGCGGAACTGCTTATCGCTTTTTGAAATCCAACCGATGGCGCGCTTTAGCGTTCCGGTTTTGTGTGGTGCCATAGCGCGGGCAGAATCAATAATCCGCTGTCCGTTTGTCTTTAGCACTCCCTGCACTTTACCGCTGTCCAATGCCTTAACAATGTCATCAAGCTGCGCGATTGCTTCGGCTTTGCCTTCAATTTTTAAACCTATCATTCTTGCCTCCGCGATTTAAGTTCCATCAGGTTCTTTCGGCCCACCTCGGTAACTGCGAGGATATTGTAAACCTCGCCCTGATATTTGAGGCGGTCTTTGGGATTTATTCCCGCGTAGTAGCGAATGGTAAAAATTACCGGGCGCTCGGCCTCACGTTTGTCGCCGTTCACCGCCTCGGTGCCGGGGTCTGCTTTGTACATGGCCGGGCAGGTAATGAGCGCACTCCACGTCTTTACCTGTTCGCCTATGGCGTTGGTTGTGGTGCTGAACCGCTCGATAGTTATCTGCCTGTCGAATCTTCCGGGGTTCATACAAATTGATGTATTCGATAGGGGTTGAGCAGGTATTCCGTGCCACGCGAAAGGGTTGTTTCAGCCGCGCCGATAATCTCGTTTTTGCGCTCTTCGTAAAGGTCGCCTGTAATCAGCAGAATTGCGGCACGGATTGCGCCGGGAAGGTTGCCCGGAGTGTAGCCCATCTGCGCTGTGATAATGACGCTATCAAGGCGGTCATCATTTACGCTCGGGGTGATGGTGTGCCAAAAAAACCGCAGGCGGTCGCGCTGAAGCTGTGCGCTGTAATTCGCAGCCGGCCATGTCTGCAAAGCATTAGCCGTATCGTAATACTTTACCGCCGTCAGGCTTTGAGGTTTGCCGTAGAAGTCGGTGATGGCTTCTTTAAAATCGGACATCTCCAGCTGGCAATTTGCAAGGCGTATCGTGCTGCCGATGAAATTTTCCGCAATGTCAAAGGCTGCATCCAAAATCCCGGCAATGTAGGCATCTTCATCAGTATTGATGACGCGTAGGTGTTCCTTAACATCGCTTATGCTGATGTAGGACGTTGCCTGGTGGATGATGCTATTGACCTTCTGAATCACTTGCGGATGCGCTTTTCTGGTTTTGCTTTGCTTTCTGCTTTCTCGATTTCTCCAGCGGCAATGAATACCACCATGCCAGCATCGAGCAGCTGTTTTGCTTTTGCTTCCGGCAATGCGGCCTCGTCCCCTACATTGTAGGCATAATTTAAGCCAGCCGGATGCTTGATAAATTTTACCTTTATCATAACTTTTTAGCCCCGGCGGGTGCCATCGGTGGCACCTTTTGGCAGTCCTTCTGCCCGCCGGGACACAACACACACATCACCAATCAGGCTGTGTGTTGTGTGGCCTTATTAGGCCGGTGTGGTAGCGTCGATGTCTTTACACACTGCGAAAGACTTAGGCTGAAGTACGCCTACGTCCACGAAGCTGTTCAACACGATGTTAGTAGTTCCGCTCAAGCTGCTGCTGTATGGGTCAACCAAGATTGACATACCGCCCCAGCTTGCTATTGCCAGCTTACTGAAGTCACCGAAGATAAGCGCGCTCAGGTCGCTGCTGGTGCCTTTGCTTCCGTTGGAAGGTACGCAGCTGGTAACATTCAAGCCGTAACCGGTCGGGGCCAGTGCAGGGTTGGTAACGATGAAGTTGCCCTCAACACCGCTGGACTGCTTAGGGCGAATCATCGCATCACCAAGCACGGTGGGATTGGTCAGGTAAGACGGCGCAAGCAGAGTGCCGTTGTTCTCCATTACCTTCTTCATCAAGTTCACCCAGTCGGCATACACCTGGTTGGCTCCGTTGGCATTGGTGCTGTTGCTGGCAGCGTTGCCGGCAAAGGTCACAAGCACGTCGGAATTTGCGATGATGCCAGTAGGTTCGTTGGAGCCGCCTCCCTTAATGGCAGCTTTTTCCAAAGAAACAGCCATGCAGGACAGCAGGTATTGACGGATGTAATTTTCGATATCGTTGCTGGACTGGACCATCAACTGGCTGGTAACAGGAATGTAGCCAGCCAATCGCTTGGGCGACAGCGTGATTTTGCCCCATGTTGGGTTCAAGTCATTGGCGGCACCTGTTTCAGTTTCCCATGCAGCCTCAGGGGTGCTGGTGTTGCGGGGAAGAACCAGGTTGCCCACCAATCCGTCAAACCGCTGGATGCCCATCTGGGCCAAAACCAAGTAAGGGGACAAAGCGTCTATGATGCCGCCTACGTTGGTGGCAATATTCACGCCGCCATCGCTTCCGTTGGATCCTCCGGTGGCAGATGCGCGCTTCTCTGCGCCCTTCTGTGTCATACCGCGATGGAAGACCATCTTAGGTATTAGGTATTCGGAACCTGAAGTTGCTACACCAGCGTCACGCAATTCGTTCACGGCTTCCTGGTGCATCTCAGCTTCCAATCCGGTAAGGTTGCGCTTTTCCAGAGCAGCCTTCATCAGGTTGCGAAAACTAAAATTTTCGCGCACGTTCTTTTCGTCCTTGCTTTCGCCGCCTGTTCCATGTACCACAGGGATAACAGGTGCAGCAGCAGCGGCAGCGCGCTGGGCGTTTTCCAGGGTGTCAATTTCCGCGTTCAGCTTGTTCACCTCTTCGGTAATTTCAGCGGTGCGGGTGATTTGCTCCGCGCTCAGGCTATCAGCAGCCAGCAGGTCGGTCAACTCCTTACGAAGGTCGGCCAGCTTTTCGCGCTTTTCTTTTAGTGCTTTCATTTTATAGTTTCAATTAGGGTTTGTTTGATTTGATTCTTTGCTTCAATTTGAGCTTGCGCAGCCTGTGCAGCTTCATCAGATTCGGCCTGAAGCGCAGCGCGCTCTTGCCTAATTGCATCCATGTCGCGGGCGGCGATGCTGGTGCCGGAATAGGCTGGGTAAGTCACGGGGCTTACATCGTACAGGGCGCGAACTTCAAGGATTCGGCGGGTGCCTTGTTCGCCGTACTTATCGCTGTGAAGCCATTCGGTGCGCTGTATGGTGAAGGCAAAGCTGCTCTGATTAATGTCACCACGCTGGATACTTCTAACCCATGTTGCGTGTGTCGGGTTTTCTTTGTCGGGCGTGAAGCTGTACGCCAATTGCCCGGATTCGTTCACCCATACCTTCGCGGTGCCGGAAGTGTTGCGGCCCAGCACTATGTTCGGGTCATGGTTTCCCAATACCCGGATGTCGGAATTGGTCAGCGCGTTATCAAATGCACCCGGCGCAATTTCTTCTTCAAACCAGCCGATGTCGGTTCGCTCATTTACCACGGCGGCAATGCCTTCGACCTGTTCGGGCCAGTCCTGACCATCGGCCATGCGAAGTTGCACGGTGCCGGTTATTGAGCGGCGCTCTATATTTTGATTAGTTGTTTCCATCTGGGTTATTGTTTTGCGTCACAGCTTGTGGGGCTGCGTTAATTTTTGATTGAATCCAGGGGCGCATCATGTCGGATGGCACCAGGTTGGATTCGGTATAGGTTGTGTTTCCGTCCGTGAGCAAGTCCATATCCTCGAACTTGCGCGCGTCGTTTGGCGAAAGCCATCCGCCGCGAATGCCGATGTTGTAAAACTCTGCCCGGCTTTTTGAATCGGCGCGAAGCAGTGAATTAAATTGAAACTTAAAATAGTAGCTGCCTTTTTCATCTTCGCGCAGCAGCTTGCGTTTTAATTCTTCCTCAATCATGACCACGAGAGGAAGCATGGTCTGCACGTAGAAGTCTTGTGACTGCTGTTCCACTGAAGATTTAATGCCGCCATCGTCCGCACCAATCATGTAGGCTGGAACACCGAACATACGGGCGATGTCTTTAGCGCCGTAGCTGCGGGTTTGCAAGTATTCCGCCTCCTGCGGTGAAAGGTTTAGCTGCTTCAATTCGCTGCCATGCGGTAGCACGGTGGCCGGGTCGGAGCCGTCTAAAACTTTGTTAAAACTTTCCTTCAGCTTGTTGGATGCTTCCTGGTCAAGCTGCTTTGAGCCGTAGGTTATGACCCATTTTAGGGAAGCGTTTTTGCCGTAGAATTGCGCGCTGGCTTTTTCCGCGCTCAGGTTGATCCCCAAGCTGGTAGCGTGCATTGCAATCGGTGACATACCAACCACCGCGCTGTCATAGCACAATCCTTTGAAGTGCAGCATTTCAGTTGCGGGTATTGGTTCGGCTTCGTCCTCCCCCTGAACATGGTAAAACACCACCTCATCAGCAACCTTCACCGTTACCCGGCTGTGGTGAATTGGTTCCAATTCTATAGGGCGCTGGGTGGCCGGATCGCGGTAAATCTTGACAAAAGCGTTTCCGGAAATATCCAATTGAGCGCTTACCCACTTGATGAATTGAAAACGGGTCTGCATCTCATTCGGTTCCTGAATCAGCTGGTACAGGGGATTTTCATAAGCAACCCTGCGGCCCTGTGCATCCACAACGTACAGCTTCAGCGGCATGGTGGCAAGGCTGTCAGCTTTTACCCGTATGCAGGAATGCACGGCCGCCAATCTCAGCGCCGTGTCGGGGTTTACAGCGATTGAGGTTCCGCCGAAGATACCGCGCACGGCATCGTAAGCAGCCCTTATCAGCTGGTCGGCGTACCCATTACTCCTGCGCTCGGTAGTGGAATTTCCACTCCGCTGACGGGTAATCTCCAGCCCAGCTATTCGCACGGGTCAAATTTGCGCCCGTATTATCGGTGGTGCTGTGAACTTTGTTTACTTTTTTCTGGAATTTTTATTGTATTTATGGTAGCACTGCCTAAAGCTTTCAAAGTCGGCGTATCGCGTGCGCTCATTCTGCGCCCCGCATTCGTCTTCGGTCAGGTAGTATGCTTGTCTTTGACTTACCCCTGTGCGCAGGTGTTCTTCGTACCGGGCAAAGAAAACCTCCCGAATCCAAAGGTTTTTAGAAAACGACAAAATCCGCCTCCTTATCCTGAAGTTGTGCGTCCATCATTTCACCTATGGCCATAACCATAGCCACAGGGCCGTCCACCTTATCGCCTGATTTAGCTTTATCTATTTTCACATTGTTCGAAGGGTCTTTGGTCAATAGTACGTTACCCATCATCCAGCGCAACACAGGATTTCCGCCGTGAATAATTGCGCCCTTCTTTGCCATGCGCTCGACCTCTTTGGTCGGTGCGCTCATCGAGCCGTAACCCTGACCAAATGGTGCCATCTTCACGCCGCTGTCCATCAGTTCGGCTACCGGTTGCGTAGCGTTCCAGCGGTCAAAGGCTATGCTTTCAATCTGTGCGCTGTTTATTGTTTCCATGATGTGCTTTACTATGTATCGGTAATCGGTAACATTACCAGGTGTTGGTATAATCAATCCGTCCTGTACCCATTGGCGTATCTGTGTACCTGTTGCATCGCGTCGGTTTTCAATCGTTTCCTCCGGAAGCCAAAACATCGGCTTCACGTAGATTTTTTCCGGCCCTTGCCAAACCCGCACGAAGGCGTTAAAGTCCGATGTGCTTCCCAAGTCTAAACCGCCGTAGCATGGGTATTGGCTTAGTTCTTCGTTGGTAGGCAATGCTTCGGCTCCGGCCATCCACTTTGAATCTGGAATCCATGTTACCGCGCTGTCTGTCCAGATGTTCAGGTACTTTGTTTTGAACTCAACTTCTTTGTGGGCCATCTCTTGCGCCTCCCGGAAATCTTGGTGCAGCTTTTTCGGAAATACCGACACGCCCCAATTCGGATTGGCTTTCTGCCATACCGACGGATCCGCCCAATCATCAGCCTGGTCAATTGTCCAGATAGCGGCAAAGGTGTTCGGGTCTT